GAGGCCGAACGCGCCGGAACCTACCAGCACTGGCTGCATCACTACAATCACCACCGACCCCACACCGGCATCGGCGGAATGACACCAATCGAGCGCCTACGCGTTCACAACCTACCCGTGAAGAACACCTAGTCAGTCGATTCTCTGCCATGTTGTGCAGAACTGCGTCATGAATGCTGCGTCCGTCGGTTCTATCCTGACGTACGTCGGACCGTCTGAGTTGTTGATCATGATGATCGAGTTTGGATCGCCAACGTCACTCAACCGCTTCCATGAGCACGATGCAGTATTTCTTGACGGTTGGGCTCTATACATCCCCGGCTGAACGTCGATACCGACGATATAGGTTCCGCCTTCGCCCGGGATCGTTGTGGATAAGGCCGGCGCTGGAGTTGGAGTTTGTGGGTTCACGGAAGTGTCCGGAGTCTCGGTCACGGTAGACACGACTGTTTCGGTCACCGTGGTGGTAGCTGTCATGGCGGCCGGATGATCATCGCTGGCGCCCGTGGTGATCGCCACCCCTGCAACAACACCAACAGCCACCGCGACGGCCGCGCCCCCGACTAGCGCGATGGGGTGGGGCTGCCACCTCTCGGCGGCCTTATTCGATGGGGAGTCGGAATGTTCTGTCATGCGCGGATATTAACGGCTGGGCGGTGCCGTGGCTGGGTGTTGCTCGAACGCCATCAGGCAACGCTGTCACCGCGCACCGTACGGACCACACCGGTCGGCAGCTTTTGCCCTCGTTGTCGAGCTTGCTGTTTGGTTTGTGCGCTCTAGATGAGGTGATGAACAAGTGAGCAGCGTGGGGCATAGCCTAGTTGTGTTGCTGTCATCGCTAATTCGGATTTGTTCGCCGCTGAACGACGTTCGCTGTGCGACCTGTTATCTAGCTGTTATTGCATACGAAACTACACGCCTGTAATTTGCTGGGTCGTTAAAAGTTTGTCGGGGTAACCATCTACTCTCCCTCTCAAGCAGTTGTGCAGGACAAGAGGGGAACCACCGCCAGATGAACGACGAGCTAAGTGCCACATTCGATTTGATTCATGCAGAAATGGATGCGCTGCCGCCTACGCAGTGGTCACTGGTTGAAGCCCGTCGTGTCCTCGCTACGCTTGCTGGACTTCGCCGAGCGAGGAATCCGGTTCTGAATCTCGGATGCGTTGCGTCGCCGCGGCTTCGGCGACGGCTCGAGACCTGACGGCGGATCGGAAGTGGCTGCGCGAATCGCTTTGTCGATGTCGCTGATGCTGATCTTGAGCGCAACAACGAGCTTGACGAGGGTATCAACCGGGACTGACCGGCTGCCACCTTCGTAGCGACGAATCGAAACGATCGGCACGCCGGAGGCTTCTTCGAGCTGTTCGCGTGTCCAGCCCTGTCGCGCCCGGGCGGCGCGTAGCTCGGCGCCGACCGCTTGGTTGATCCGATTGTCATCCATATGGATCAGTATGTGTGCCGTTTGGATTAGGCGCAAGCTCCAACTTTCGCCAGACTCGCCTTGAAGTTTGCTTGCAGATGTTCCATATGGACCCTATGGTGGTCCGTATGGATCAGCGAGTGAATCAGCGGGTAGCGACCCAGATCGTGCGTCGGATCTCCGAATCGGGTTCTGCGAACGCAGATCTCGCGGCGCACCTCGGCATGAGCGACGCGACTTTGCTTCGCCGATTGACAGCCCAGACCAGCTTTACGGTCGCGGAACTTGCGCAGGCCGCAGAGTTCCTGAATTGCACCCTGTCGGACCTCATTCCAGTCTCCGGACCTGCCGTCAAATCCGCTTAAGTCAGGGACTCCTGTGATCCGCATATTGCTTGTTCTGATTCTGGCGGCCGCCGCCATCATTGACGACCCGGTGTACTCGGTGGAGAAGTCCGCCGAGATCTTGTGCGTGTCGCCCTCATTTCTGCGCGAACAGCTCAGGAAAAGGCGCTTCGCGGGGTACAAGGCCGCAGGCCGTTGGATGATGCGCGAATCGCAGATCCGCGCCGCGATGGACGCCATGTCCACCGAGGCGAACGCGCCTGAACCCGCATCACCCGCCGGCCTGCCCCCGCGGTCCAAGATCCGTCGCCGCGTCCACGCCCGGATCTCCGCGTGAACCCGCCCGCGCCGTGCGCGCTACCGCACCACGAGCCGGACAGCCGCGTCGCATTCCACCAGTGGGACAACCAGCTCGGCCAGATGCGGCACTACACCGGAACCGTTCTCGCCCACGCCGATCGACGCATCAAGATCTCGACCGACGCGCCCTACCGCACCGTCGTCGAGACCGAGTGCGGGCACGTCGCAAAGGCCGGTGCCCGATGAACATCCTCGCGCGCACCGCCCTCACCGCCGCCGCCCACGTCGCGGACCGGACCCTCACCACCCTGTGCCCCATGCGCGGCGCAGTCCGCGGCGCCGTCGCCGCCCACGAACTGGCCAGCACCGCCATCCAAACCAAACCGGGTGCGCGACCAGGTGGTGCTGGCCACCCCACCAAGTAGTACGGCGGGCCACCCATGCCCGGGTGACCCGCCGATAACACCGGAACGAAAACGGACGAAAGGACGATTCCGATGCCACTACCCACTTTACGGACAGGAACGGCGGCGGCCTTTATGGCAGTCGGCGCTGTCGTCGGCGGACTCATCACACACCCCCCGACCGCAGGGGCCGACCCCACGACGTTCGCCGTCGACTCGCACATGCCGAACCCCGCCGTGGGCTGGTGCCCGGGTGGCGGTGACGGCGGGGGTGGCGCCGGGTTCTGCGACGGCCAGCCGTACGCCGACAACACCAAGTGGCACTTCTGGCGCGCGTTCATCCCCTTCAAGGGTTGGACAACGAAGTTGGATTGCGTCTTCAACACCGGTGAGCTGCTGCAGCCGCTCGCCGGGCCCGGCGGATGCGGCGGTGCGGCATGAATCTCAATTTCACTGATCTGCCGACGAGAATGCGTAGCACCGTCATGTATTTCGAAATCGCAGAGGCGTTGCAGGGAAACCCCGGCAAGTGGGCCGAATGGCCTTATGAGGTCGAGAAGAAGAAGGCGTACTCGCTCCAAGCAAACATTCGGATCGGTCGCATCAAAGCGTTCCCCCTCGGCGACTACGAATCGACAGTAATCAAGGGGAAGCTGTTTGTTCGATATGTGGGCGGTGCGATCTGATGCGCCGGACCCGCGGTCGTCACCGCCCAACCCGATCCACCTACACCGTCGCCGAGCTGCGCGAATCCCTCGCCGGTGACGTGCTCGTGGCGGTCGTCGAGTCGGAGCACACCACGACCACCAGCCTGATCACCGCGTACAACTTCGCGCTCGCCGCCGCTGCCAGTGGCCGACCGGTGGCCCGAGCATGATCCGCCGATTCTTCACCGATGGCCCGGCCTGGCTGGTCGCGTTCTGGCTCATCCTCTTCCACGCCGTCCTCGGCCTGTACAGCACCGAACCCGCCGCCCCCGCCCCCATCACCGTAGAGGCAGTTCAACCATGACCACCGACGATTTCACCAAGCAGTACGCCATCCGCCAGCCGGATGGAAAGCTCGAGCAGTTACAGATCAGTGCGAGCCGGATGGGTGTCGAATGGCTCGCCACCATCGAGACCCGCCTGTGCACGCCGTTCAGCGTCACCGACCCGTCCGAGCAGATGATCGCCGAGCTCGAAGCGTGGAGGCGAGAGCAGTGACGGTGTCCGAGGTCGTCGAGCTCACGGGAGAGCGTGCCCCGTGCCCGTACTGCGGTCGCAACGTCCGACTCGATAACAACGGACTGATCCGCACTCACGCGACGGAGGCCGGCGCGCGCAACAACACCTGTCCGATGGCCGGTGAGCACGTGCCGATCACCGGGCACAGCGACGCCGACTACATTGCCAGGGCGCACCTGGTGTCCAAGCTGGCGTGGAGGATCAAAGACGAAGACCCGCAACGGGTGTGGAACTACCTCACGGTGCTGCCGTCGGAGGAGTTGCAACGCCTGTTGGTCCTCGCTCTGGCCGCGGTGCCGGTCGATCAGACCGTCGAGGACATGTTCGCGTGGGTGTGCGACCTGCCTGCCGCGCGTGAAGCGGAAGCCGCTGGCCAATGACCGCGGCCGGCCAGATCTGCCTCCCGTACGGAATCACGACCGCTGAGCGGTTCGAGCAGTTCCACGACGAAAACCCCATTGTCTACGTGACATTGGTCCGCCTGGCGCGGGAATGGGTGAGGCGCACTGGTCGGCACAAGCTCGGCATCGGCGCACTGACCGAGCGGGCCCGGTGGGAGATCGCGATGGCCACCAACTCGCCGGATTACAAGATCAACAACAGTTTTCGCGCGTACTACGCGCGGCTCATCATGGCGCGCTGCCCGGACCTGGCCGACATGTTCGACCTCCGCACATCCGAGGCAGACGAATGGATCACCACCTACCTGCAGGGAGCAACAACACCGTGACAACAGAACCCACCCCACCGCCGAACCCCACCTTGCCGATCCCGATCACCGCGAACGAGCGCGGGTTCCACCAGTACGGCGACGACGTCGCCACGACGTACGGCGAGAAGGTCGCGGTCTACGAATCGTCGGCCGCAAAGGGCCCGCACTGCTGGCTGCGGATCTTCGACGACGGTCGCTCTCAGGTGCGCTATCACCAGGGGGCCAGCATCGCGGCCCACCTGAACGTCGAGCAGGCCACCGCAATCCGCGATCGGATCGACGCCTGGCTCAACGAGATCCCGACGAGGTGGGCGACCGTATGAGCCGCAAGCCGCACGCCAACCCGGACATGCACGATGCGTCCGACCCCCAATGCAAGCAGCACCGCCAGTCCGGTGAACCCGCCCGGATTGATCGGCGCTGCCCAAACTGCCGACCGCGGCGCCGTGGTCGAAGGGCGGTCCGCCCGTGATCTACGCCTACGACACCGAATTCCTCGAAGACGGCAAGACGATCGAGCTGATCTCGATTGGCATCGTCTGCGAGGACGGCCGCGAGTATTACGCCGTCAACAGCGACATGGATCAGGGGGAGATCCGGTGCGACCACTGGCTGCTCGCCAACGTGTGGCCACACCTTCCTCTGCGCGGGTACAAGACCAAACCCGCGACTGTTGGGGGCACGATCAAGCAGGTCGTCGACACCCCCGGCTATCTCGATACGCACAGCACGTTGGTGAAGCCAAAGTGGGTGATCGCCAACGAGGTTCGCGACTTTATCGTCGGGGATCTCGCCGACCGTGACGAGGTGGTCGCGGCCGACGAACTGCCCGAGCTGTGGGCCTACTACGGCGCATACGACCACGTGGCTCTCTGCCAACTGTGGGGCCGAATGATCAACCACCCCCGCTTCATGCCGATGTGGACCCACGACCTCATGCAGCTCATCGAGACCGTCCCCGGTTTCGAGAAGCCCAAGCAGCCGGCCGACGAGCACAACGCACTGGCCGATGCCAGATGGAACTTCGCCGTGCTGCGCGCGGCAGGGAAGGTGCCCACCGCATGACCGGACTGCCCCAGTGCGACAGGTGCACACCGCTCGGACATGACCACCACCAGCGGGCCGACGAGCCCGCGGTGTGGGTGCCCGACCGTCGCGAATGGCTCTGCGAGCACTGCCGCGACGAACTCGCCGTGACACCGATCCCGAGTGATGACGGGCTGCACCCCAACATCACCGACATCAACTACCACGCCGACCTGGAAAGCCTGTCGTCGACCGGAGCCAAGAGCTTGCTCGACTGCCCCGCGAAGTTCGATTACGGCCGGCGAAACCCGTCGAAGCCGAAGCAGGAGTACGACTTCGGCCACGTCACGCACAAGCTGGTGCTCGGCGAAGGCGCCGACATCGTCATCGTGCCGTTCGAGGAATGGCGCACCAACGAGGCCAAGGCAATGCGGGATCAGGCATACGCCGAGCACAAGATCCCCATCAAGCCGAGCCAATACGCGATCGCGCAGCAGATGGCCGCCGCGGTGCTCGAGCACCCGCTGGCCGCGAAACTGCTACAGGCACCGGGCTATTCGGAGCTGTCCGGGTACTGGCACGATCCGCTCACCGGTGTCCGGTGCCGGTACCGGCCCGACCGGCTCGCCGAGCTGCCCGGCCGGATCGTGTGCGTCGACTACAAGTCGACCAAGGACGCCAACCCCGTGCAGTTCGCCAAGGCGTCGATCGACTACGGCTACATCCAGTCAGATCCGTGGTACCGCGCCGGACTGGAAGCCAACGGCATCACCGACGATCCCGCGTTCATCTTCATCGCCCAAGAGAAGACCGCGCCGTACCTGGTCAGCGTGTTGCAGCACGACCCCGACGACGTGCAGCGCGGCCGAGAACTCAACCGCGCCGCGATCGACCTGTACGCACACTGCCGCGACACCAACCACTGGCCCGGCTACGGCGACGGTCTCCACACCATGCGGATGCCGGGATGGCACGCACCCCAGCACGAATCCCGCATGGAAGCAATCACCCGCATGTCCGAAATCGCCACCGCAGCCTGAGAGGAACCACATGACAACGCAACTCGACACCGTGCAGGAATCCGACATCACCCTGTTGCCGCCGAAGCAGCGCGCATCGTCCACCGCGATCGCGATGCTCCAAGAGCACAACCAACTGATGGAAATGGCGTACGGACTGGCCTACAAGATGGTCCGAACTCAGTTCGTCCCCACCAGGTTTCAGGGTGAAGACAAGGCCGAGGATGCCACCGCCGCGATGTTGTACGGCATGGAACTCGGACTCAACCCGATCCAATCCCTGCAGCGCGTCATCCCGATCCACGGAATGCCGTCGCTCGAAGCCCGCACGATGGTCGCGCTACTGCAGGCCAAGGGCTACAAGGTGAAAACCCGCGCCCAGTCCGATGAAGCGGTCACGGTGTGGGGCCGCGATCTCGACGGCGAAGAGTACGAAACCACCTGGACCATCGAACGCGCCATCAAGGCTGGGTACGTGCCCACGCCGGCCGGGCCTGATTCCGAGCAGAGGCCGAACGTCAAAGAGGACTGGACCGGCGAACGCAAGCAGGGCCGCAACGGCACGTACTACGTGGTCCACGGGAACATGAAGTACATCACCGACCCGCAGGCCATGCTCAAGGCCAAGGCGCAGGCCGAGGTGTGCCGCGAGATCGCGCCCGAAGTGCTGCTCGGAATCGGCTACAGCCGTGAGGATCTGGAATCCGAGAACTGGGGCGAAGACACCGGGCCCCGCACGGTGCAGTCCACCCGCGGGGAACCGCTCACGGTCAACGAGGTCATCGGTTACGACGCTGCAGAGGCAAAGTCGTCCGGCCTGGGCGACAAGATCCAGCCCGCGACCGAGCCGCAGCGGGCATCCGAACCCGAGCCGGATCCGAGCGTCGACGACTCGGTGATCGTTGAACCGGCGGCCGAGGAGAAGCCCAAGGCCAGGCGCACGAGGGCAAAGTCCAAGACCGAACCCACCACGTCGCCGCAACAGGACGCAATGGCGGCCGCCGCTGAGTCCGCCGTCAACGAGGTCAACGCGATGACACCGGACGAGGCAGCCGCAGCGTACGAAGCCACCCGTCCCGCCACGAAGACCGCGGACTCCGCTGACAAGGACGAGCCGGCCCCCGACCCCACCCCGGCCGCGCCGCCGTCGAAGACCGGGATGCGCAAGGCCGTCGAGAATCGCCTGTTCGGCCTGTTCAACGGCGTTCCTGCCCTGGTCGGCGACGGTAAGAAGGTCACCGACGAGGAGCGTTACGCGATCTACAGGCAGGTGCTCGACCGCCCCGAGATCACCTCCACCGACGACATGGACAACGTCGAGGTCGCCAAGGTGTCCGACGTGCTCTACAAGTGGGGCGAAGACGGCACGCTCGCCGACGAGATCAACGAGATCCGCAACGCGATCGCGATCGCCCAAGCCGCCGCGGGCGGTGAGTGATGGACCTCGAAGCCGACGTGTGGTGGACCGAGACCGCCGCGCCCGAACCGGAACTCACCGAGAAGCAGAAGGCGTGGGAGCTCGAGAAGGCACGCAACCGGGCCGCACGCCACAAGCCGATCCCGCTGTCGGACCAGGACGAAGTCAAACCGTCCGAGCTGTCCGGCCGCGCCGCCCGGCGGGCCCGGGAACGCGGCGCCAAGAGCGAGCAGCGCAACCGGTCCCGCATCCAACGCCATGCAGCCAACCGCGGAGTCAGGAGGGCCTACCAGTGAACAACCCACTGATCGACGACGAGTCCGGACCGGTCGGCGAATACCCCGACGTTCCCGCGCGATCCGGCGTCACCGCGGTCCTCAAGGCCGCCGACGCCGTCACCGCGGCGGCGGCCGGGCACTCCGACCGCGAACTCAAGCTCCAACGCGCGATCGACGACGTCCGCGTCTGGTGCCAGGGATACGGACCCAAGGGGTCCGTCCCCGCCGAAGAAATCCTCAACATCATCGAAAGCCACCGCGTCTGATGCGAACCAACACCCCACCTCAGAGGATCACCAGGCCCGACGGCGGCACCTCCACACGAATCGTTACCAAGCGCGTCTGCAACGGGTGCGGCCACGAAGTCGGGGACGTCACCATCCTCGAAATCGAAGCCATCCTCGACGGCCGACCGCTGCCCGACGTCCGCGACGAATGCGCCTGGTGCGCAATGTTCCTCGCAGAGGGTGTGGCATGACCGTCTATATCGCGGGCCCGATGAGCGACCTGCCGGATTCCAACTATCCGGCATTCAACGCGGTCGCAAAGAAACTGCGCGCCCAGGGAATTGACGTACGCAACCCGGCCGAGAACGACGCCGGCAGCACCGGCGGGACGTGGGAGCACTACATGCGGCTTGGTCTGCGCCAGTTGCTCGAATGCGACGAAATCATGCTGCTACCCGGCTGGCGCAACAGCCGCGGCGCACGCATCGAACACCACATCGCCTGCGAACTCCGCATGACCGTCACGGAGTGGAGCGCATGAGGCCGCACTACGCCGACGACCAGGTCACGCTCTACCACGGGGACTGCCTCGAGGTACTCACCGAGTTGTCCGAGGCCTCGGTCGACGCTGTTGTCACAGACCCGCCATACGGAATTTCGTTCATGGGTCGCCAATGGGACCAGCCCGGGAAGTTCGGTTCGCAGCGCGGAGACGGCCGGCCGCGCGGTGGCCACGCGAATTCCCGGGGCAGTCACGATGCTATGGCCGCTGGCAGCTATGACCTGTCGCCGTCTGCGATGCGCAACTTCCAACAGTGGTGCGAGCAGTGGGCTACGGAGTGCCTGCGGGTTCTCAAGCCGGGCGGCCACATGGTGGCGTTCGGCGGGGCGCGCACGTGGCACCGGCTGGCCGCGGCCGTGGAGGATTCCGGGTTCGAGATCCGCGACAGCATCGCCTGGCTGTACGGCTCCGGGTTCCCGAAGTCGCTCGACGTCTCCAAAGCGATCGACAAGACCGACCCGGATTCCGCGGGCCTGTGGGAGGGCTGGGGTACCGCGCTCAAGCCCTCGTTCGAGCCGATCGTGGTCGCACGGAAACCGCTGTCCGGCACGGTGGCCGCGAACGTGCTCGAGCATCGCACCGGCGCATTGAACATCGACGGGTGCCGCGTCGGAGACGGGTCCGATAGCCAGGGGCCGAGGCCTGCCGCCGAGCCCAGCGCAACCCGCCGGTATGGCGATCGTGGTGGTGTCAGCTTGACCGCTACGCCTGGACCACGGGGCGGATCACCAGATGGGCGTTGGCCGACGAACGTGGTGCTGGACGAGGACCAGGCCGCCGAGCTCGACCAGCAAAGCGGAGTGCTCAAGTCCGGCGCGAACCCGACCCGCCGCGGTAGCGACAAGTTCCGGAACGCCTACGGGGAGTTCGCCGGACAAACCGAGTGCGTCGCTCACCGTGGCGCCAACGAGGGCGGCGCGTCGCGGTTCTTCCCGGTGTTCCGCTACGAAGCGAAAGCCCCCAGCTCAGAGAGGCCATCGGCCGACGGTGTCGCACATCCGACCGTGAAGCCGCTCGAGCTCATGCGGTGGCTGGTCCGGCTCGTCACCCCGCCGAAGGGCCTGGTGCTCGACCCGTTCGCCGGAAGCGGGACCACCGCCGAGGCCTGCGTCCACGAGCACATGCACTGCATCACCGTCGAGCGCGAAGCCGACTACCTGCCGCTCATCCTGTCGCGGCTCACCAAACCCATCGAAGTCGGATTCGACTTCACCGCGTAACACCCACAAAAAGAAAGGAAACACAATGTCCGACAACACAACTGACCCGAATGACTTCGCGGTCACGTTCGTCCAGCACGCGAAGGGGAGGGCCAACGACGAAGCCACTCGCAAACTGAAAGAGGTCGTCGAAGCGGTCAAGCAGACCGGCGGCACCGGCAAGATCACCATCGAACTCACCATCAAGCCGGTGCCCAACATCGAAGGCACATTCAGCGTGGCCGACAAGATCACGCACACCGCGCCGAAGGAACCACGCAAGTCGATGTGGTTCGCCACCAAGGACGGCGGTCTCACGCGCGAGCAGCCCGGACTGTACGGGCCGATCGCCGCCAACACCATGCCCGCACCTGACGGCAAGTCCGCCGGCGCCGGCCACGACTGACCCCCACCCACATCCACCGACAAAACCGATATAGGAGAACGCAACTCATGACAGACGCCAATCTCGAAACCATCGCAGCCGCGGAACTCGGCTACTACGCGCCCCACGTGATCCTGGAAACCCTCGATTCCGAGACCCCGAACGTGCGGCACGTCGTCGGCATCAACGAGGACCGCGAACTGCAGCACGTCGTCATCGACGAGGGCGACCTGCAGGCCATCCCGCGCCGCGCCAAGGGCACCCGCACAGTGGCCGACGTGGAGAGCTTCATCGCCGAGCTCGCCCGCAGGCCGCTCACCAACATCGGCACCATGTGGGGCAACGCGCACCGCGGCGAACTGTCCGCGATCTACAACGACCACGACACCATCGAATCCAAGCTCGGCGGCTGGCGTGACGACGTTCTGCGCCTGGTCCTGCAGCAGGATCCGGATTGGGTGGCGTGGCACAAGATCAGCGGAAAGTATTACCCGCAGGTCGAATTCGGCGACGTCGTCGAAGAACTGCGCCACACCATCCAGTCGCCCGACCAGGCCGACCTGTTGGAGATCATCGACTCCATCCGGGCATCCACCAAGGGTGAGTTTGAGTCGAGCATCACCCGGGCCAACGGTGCGCAGACGTTGGCGTACAAGAAAGAGGTCACGTCCCGGGCTGGTGCCGTCGGCCGTGAGCTCGAAGTCCCCGAGCACATCATCCTGTCGCTGCGACCGTGGGAAGGCCACCCGAAGCTCTACGAGGTGCCGGCCTACTTCCGGTTGATCGTCTCGGAGGGCGATCTGCGGCTCGCGATCAAGCTGTTCCCGACCCGGGAGATCGTGCGGCAGGCGTGGGCCGACCTGACCGCGCAGATCGTCGAGGCGGTCGGGAAGCCGGTCTACGCGCAGCCATGACCGATTACGAAGACGGTCGGGTAACGGCCAGCTTCGAGGAGGTGAGGGCAGCCGCAGACACCCTGCGGCTGTACCTCTCCACCTCGGTCCCCAAGGGCTTTGACCTGACGATGAAGCTCGGTTCGGGCGAATCGTCCGGCGACTCTCACCAGCACCGGTTGGAGATCGTCAAGCAGGTGTTGCAGTCGATCAACACCACGCGCCGTGGCCACGCCGAATACAGCATCGCCCGCCAGCAGGACGGCCGCACCGCGGTCCGCTACTACTCGGCCGAAGCGAAGCGACTCCGTTGGCTGGTCACCCACCACCCAACTGACGGCGACGTCGTGGTCGACGCGATCGACGAACTCACCGACGGCTGGCAAGTCATCTACAACGCCCCCTGGCCAGTGCAGTAATGGCGCAGCAGTCGACACCGGAGCAGAAGGCCCGATACCTCGCCAACCCCCGACAGTGCGTGGACTGCGGCGGAAAACCCGCCGCGGGGATGCCCCGGTGTTACGGCTGCCACCCCCTATACCTCAACCGACTAGCACAAGGACTACCCCGATGAGCGACACCCCAGACGAACTACTCGAATCGCACAAGTTCAGCCCGGACGGCAGCCTGTTCTCTCCCGAGACACTGCAAGAGGTCCGCGACCGGCTCGAATACATCGACGCCCACGAATGCGACTGCGGCGAAACACCACACGAGGACGCACTGCACGACCTCGCCCATGACGACGTGCCTGTCCTATTGAAGGTCATCGAGCAGCAGGCCACAGAAGTCGAACGACTCCGACACGAGCTGACCGAACGGTACGACCCGGACGTGTGGGCCAACCAGTCCGGCGGCGTCACGCTGCGACACCACATCGACCAGGTGTCGAACTTCACCGCCAAACGCGCTCGCGAAATCGCTGCAGGGCTACTTGCTGCGGCCGACGATGCGGAGGCAACCCGATGAGCGACAAGACCGGCATCGAATGGACCGACGCCACATGGAATCCCGTCACCGGCTGCACCAAGGTCAGCGCCGGATGCGACCACTGCTACGCCGAGACCATCGCCCACCGATTCACCGGATCGAAGGCGTACCCCAACGGGTTCCAGGTGACACTGAGGCCCGAACGGCTCGACCAGCCGCTCCGCTGGAAGCGTCCCCGAAGGATCTTCGTCAACAGCATGGCCGACCTGTTCCACGACGACGTGCCCGACGAGTACATCGCCCAGGTGTTCGCCGTCATGGCGGCAGCACCACACCACACATTCCAGGTGTTGACGAAACGCCACGCGCGGATGCGCTCGTTGCTCAACTCCGACGGTTTCCTCGATGCAGTCACGGAGGCGGACGGCCGAGAGGGCTACTGCGCCACCGCTGGCCTGACCACCTACACCTGGCCGCTGCCGAACGTGTGGCTCGGTGTCTCCACTGAGAATCAGAAGTGGGCCAACATCCGGATTCCCGCGCTGCTCGATACCCCGGCCGCGGTCCGGTTCATCAGCGCCGAACCGCTCATCGGTGAGATTGGGCTGAACCCGCTCTGGCTGTCGCCGTCGATCGGATGCGCGCTCTGGAATGGAAAACCTACTGCGCAAGACAAGGCTGCGCTGAATGCGATAGCCCGCGCTGCGGTCAAGAAACACGACGGCACAGCCGCATTCGTCGACTGGGTGATCGTCGGCGGCGAATCCGGCCAGCGGGCGCGGCCGATGCACCTGCAGTGGGCGCTGAGTCTGCGGGACCAATGCGTATCCGCCGGTGTGCCGTTCCTGTTCAAGCAGTGGGGGGAGTGGGGCCCGGCGCCGTGGAAGGTCCAGCGACAGGCCGACGAATTCACTCTCGACTACAAGGCTCGCGCCGAAGCCACCTGCGCCACACACGCATTCACAGGCGGCATGTACCAGGACGACGACGATCAGTGGCACGAGAACTTCATGAAGCTCGGCCACCAGCCCTGGTCGCTCGAACGTGACGACGACACGCCGCCCTGCGCCCAGGGGATGCGCAAGTGGGGGAAGAAGAACGCTGGCCGCGAGCTCGACGGGCGCACCTGGGACCAGTACCCGGACACCACCGCGGCGGTGCCGGCATGACGCGCGGCCGGCCGACCTGGGATCAGGTTGTCGCCGAACTCGAACTGGCCCGGGCCGAACGTGACGAGGCCAAGGCCCAGCTCAAGGCGCTGCGCACCGAGCACACCAATGCCTGCGGGTTCTGGGTCCAACGCAACGCCGAACAGAACGTCACCATCGCCAACCTCAAGGCCAAGTTGGCTGCGGCACAACCCGAGAGCGGGGCAGCATGAGCGACTTCGCCGACCAGGAATACCTGAACGACCCGAGCACGGGCACCGTCGGCGACTGCTGGCGCGCCTGCATCGCCAGCGTCATCGGCTGCCCCATCGCTGAGGTACCCCACTTCGTGCGCGACCACGGCGACGACGGTTGGTTTGAAGCCACCAACGCCTGGCTGGCCGCGCGGTGCGGAGAGACGATCCGCTACGCGCCCGTAGAAACTTGGCCTCCGGACCTGAGCACCCGACGGCCGTACGTCATCTTGAACGGCGGATCACCGCGCGGAGAGTTCGCGCACTGTGTCGTGGCCGACGCCGCCAGCGGCGATATGGTTCACGACCCGCATCCGTCGCGTGAAGGCATCACGAGCGTCACCGGTGCGTTCGCACTCGTTGCGGTCGAAACCGGCGGCATGAGTGCTCGCGAGAAGGTTGCCGCAGCACTGGCCGAGTGGTACGGACACCCCGGCGCTACAACAGAGTTCGGGCGGGCTGCCGATGTAGCGATCGCCGCCTACCTGGAAGCACTCAGAGCGGACGGGTACGTCGTGATCGAGCTGCCCGAGGTCGCGCACAAGGGCCCGCGCGACACCGATGCGAAGTTCTTCCGGCAGGTGGCCGACCGCATGGAGGTGCCCACTCGGCGCGTCGACTACCTGTCCGGGAGCAACGTCCGGAATGCGGTTCGGGATCTGCTGTACCGCGCCGCCGACGCAGCGGAGGCGAAGTCATGACCGTCTACGTCGATGACATGCAGCGCCCGGCGCGAGTGGGACGACTCAACGCCGTGTGGTCGCACCTGCTGGCCGATACCGACGACGAGCTACACGCCTTCGCGGCCAAGCTCGGATTGCGCCGGTCGTGGCACCAGAAACCGGGAACGCCTATCTCCCACTACGACGTGACCGAGCCAAAGCGTCAGCTCGCGCTCAAGCTCGGCGCCGTGCCGATCGGCTACATGAGCAGGGAATCAATGGACCTGATCAGGCAGAAGCGCGCGCAGATGATCGTTGAGAAGGTCGCGCGCCACGACGCGGAGCGGGCCGCGGACGCTGCGGAGGTGTCCGATGTCTGACGCCCAGAAGCTCATGACCGACGTGCAGCGTAACCACCGCTGGAAGGGGCGCTCACTCGCCCCGTCGCGGTGTACGTGCGGCGCCACCATCCGCGACCTGGAAGAGCACCGCTCCGCTGAGATCGACAAAGCCCTCGGAGTACTCACCCAAGAGCGGCGTGACGCCGACGATTGCGACTGCGGGAACGAACACCATCCCTCGTGGTGCGACGACGATTGCGTTCGGTTTGACCCCGACAAGGCCAAGTCCCGCTGGGTGTCCGAGTGGAGCGAGTCCAAGCCATGAACACACCATGCCCGGGCAGCGGCCACCAGACCGGCGTTCTAGGCCGCATTGGGTGCGAACGTGGCATCCCGCATTACGCGACGTGCCCCTACTGCCAACGCGGGTACGCAACCAACCTCAACGGACGCATCCGGAAACACCCCGGACTACCCAAGCCCGCCGACGGTGGCTGCCCCTACAAATGCCCGGGCCCTGAGTGCGACTTCGCCTGCCACCACACAGAAGAGAGCACATCATGACCCGCCAGATCCCCAAACCCATTGCGGTCCCGCTCGGCTGGGTCATCTTCGGCGCCATCAACGGTGTCATCTACGGAGGCGGATGGGTGCTCATGCAGTGCGACAACGCCGCCGACGCATGGCGCTGGGCCCGAAACGAATACCACGCACGCCGCGTCGGCGCCAAGGCCGAACAATGGCTGAAAGACGGTGCCCGGTGAGCTTCTGGATTATCGGCACCGCCCACCTCATGCCCGCAGTCGGGAAAGCCCGCTGCATCTGCAACGAGCAGGTCAACGACTGCTGCCCATTCCACGGCGAGATCGTCCGGGTCCAGGAGGTGCCCAATGCCTGAGCGGATACAGCGCAAGCGCACCAAGGGATTTCACATGCCAGAGGGTGCGATCTACGTCGGCCGGCCAACGCGCTGGGGCAACCCGTGGAAGGTGGTCGGAGCTGGCACAGAACCCGGCCTGTTCGGTGGCCGAGAGCGCGTCTACACCATCGACGGACCAGGCCAGTTCTTCCGTGGCACCTACACCCGCACGCAGGCCGCCGAGTTCGCAGTCCACATGTACGGGAAGTGGATCAACGGATCAGCGGCCCGCTGCGAAGACCTGATCCCAATCCTCAGCGGCCACGACCTCGCGTGCTGGTGCCCGCTCGACCAGCCCTGCCATGCAGACGTCCTACTCAAACTCGCGAACGGAGAACGATGATGGCGCGGGGCACGCGGGGAGACCAGCCATTGGACCGCATATGCCCGAGATGTGGTGCGTCGTTCACGGTTCCAACCCCGTCGCATCGGAAGAAGTTCTGCAGCAACGAGTGCGCATACGCGGCACCGGCGAAAGCCCGAGTCGACGCCCGTAACTCAAACTGGCGCGGCGGCAAGACAAAACACGAGCTGTACGACGTCTACATCGACATGGTCGGGCGATGCCGGCGACCAACCCATCACGCCTATGACCGATATGGCGGCCGTGGGATCACCGTGTGCGACCGGTGGGTCGATGACTTCTGGAACTTCGTAGCGGACATGGGGCCACGGCCGGCCGGTCTGACCCTCGACCGCATCGACAACGACGGCCCCTACTCACCGGACAACTGCCGCTGGGCCACATACAAGCAGCAGTCCGCAAACCAACGTCGACGGCCGCCACAGTGCCGCGACAACACCACTGGGAGGTACGTGCAAAGTGCGTGATTTGTGCATCTTGGATACGGAGACGCTTGGCACGTCGAATACCGCGCCGACGTGGGAGTTCGCCGCCGTACGCCGCTTCGCCGACGGCAGCCCTGACGACTCGACAGAATTCTTCATCCGCCACGACCCGAGCCTCGCCGACCCCGATCTCCCAGAGTCGTTCCTGGCCGACTACCGCGACCGCTACACCGCAGACGACGCGCTCGACGAACAGTCCGCCGCAGCCATGATCCACCTCGTCACCCGCGGCGCCGAGCTCGTCATCTGCAACACCGTCTTCGACGAACCCCGCCTGGCCGCATTCCTGCGCAGCAACGGCATCGAACCCGAATGGCACTACCACCCGTGGGACATCGCCAGCGTGGCCCTCGGATTCGTCTGCGGCCGCGACGGCAGTCCGCCGACCTTCCCGTGGAAATCCGACCAGCTCGCCGACGCCGCCGGCGTCCCCACCGCGGAGTACAGGCGCCACACCGCAATGGGCGACGTGCTCTGGACCCTCGCCCAGTGGGACTCGATCGTGGGAAGGAACGTGAGCTAGATGTATGTCAGGCACACCTATCGCGAGGACATCGCAGGGCCCGCATGGCTGTACCGGTTATTCGCGGGCCAAACACTCGCCTACGTCGGTGTATCCAGCAATCCACGCGCACGGTTCACCAAGCACCGCTACAGCAAGCCGTGGTGGTCTACGGTCACCCGCGTTGAATTCCGGTGGCACCCCAGTCGTGAGAGCGCATTCGCCGCCGAGCGTGCCGCGATCGCGCACGAGAACCCGTTGCACAACGTCGCTCGTCCCAAGGCGGTTACCCACTGATGCCTCGAATCCGGACTCTCAAACCTGACTTCTTCCGGTCCCCGGACACCGCGAAAGTCGACTTCGCCACCAGGATCTTCTACCAGGCGTTGTGGTGCTGGGCAGACGACTTCGGAGTCGGCGAGACCAACATCAACGGACTGCTTGGATTCGCGTTCCCGGACGATGACGAATTCACCGCGCAGGATGTGCGCCGATTTTGCGCCGAGTGTGCGCAGCACTTCGGCGTGACCTTCTACACGGTGCGCGGTAGGCACTTCTACTGGATTCCGACATGGGAGAAACACCAGAAGCTCGAGCGTCGCTCGGAACGTCGCAAGAACCCGCCGGCCGATCACCCAGACGCGGTGTCTGACCTGCGTTTTCACCCTAGCGAGGATTCTGCGCCGCAATTGCAGCGCGAAACCGGCGCGGAATCAGGCGAAAAGGGTGCTGGAACAGGGGAACAGGGGAACAGGGGAACAGGGGAACAGGCTGGTGGTAGCGCAACAGAGGTATGTCACCAGGGCCCCGATCGCGTTGCGCCGCCCCCCGAAAAATGCCCGCGCCATCTGAACGACGAAAACCCGCCATCGTGCGGCGCGTGCGCTTCGCGCCGACGCGCACGCGACAAGTGGGAACGCGAACAGGCCCAGGCCGCCGGGGAACGCGCCGCCGCCGAAGCAGCCGAGAAAGCAGCTGCCCGCGAGACCGCCAAGAACTGCCCGTGGTGCCACGGCACCGGAGTCCGCGAAATCGACGACGACCTCATGGAGAAATGCGACCACAAGGCACCTGAGAGCGGGGCAGCATGAGCGCCGCCGCCGGTCCCGGCCGCGAAGAGACTCCCGTGGTCGCCGATCTCGATTCCCGACGACTCGCACGCGAAGCGCAGGCCGCCGTCCAACGCGCCCACGAACAACGCCAACGCCTGGCCGACAGCCGCGCCGTGCACGCGCCTCTGTCTCGCGAGCAAGCCGATGCCAGCCGCCGCCACCGACAAGCCGTCACCGACCGCGCTGACGTTCAGCGGAACAAACTCCGCATCGCGAACTGCCAACTCTGCGACGACGACGGATACACGCCCGGCCACGTCGTCTGCGATCACATCGACCACCGGCCCGCCGCAAAACGGGGCATGGCGGCGATACAGGCCGCGATGGGGTGGTCCAGCGACCGGCCCGCCCGGAGGGGCCGCAAAAAGCGGGGAGGGGCCTGAATGGACACCAAAGCGACGCCCCTCAGCTCGCCCGCCGACTGGATTGCCGAGCGACGGCGTGTAGCCGACGACGCGATCGTCGCCTACATGTGCCACTACGCCGCCGCGTCCACCGCCACCGTCTGCGGGATCGCCGCCGACGACGCCTGGGACCGAGCCCAAGCCGTCTTCGACACTGCGGTCACGGCCATCCACGCCGCACACCCGTACACGATCGCCGGCCAGCTCGGCGCCACCACCGCCACCGACTACCTGCAGGAGAACGCCATGCCCATCGCACCAACCCCGCCCATGCCGTGGTTCCGAATCTGGTCACCCGACTGCACCACCGCCATTTGGGAATCCCGCGGCGCCAACGAGCTCGATGCGGCGAAGCAGTTCATGGCCGGCCACGGCATTGACGACGCACCCATGACCATCGACTACGGCGCCAACTGGCGAACTCGGTGGTCCGGCCGGATCTTCCGACCCTCACGCGACACCGACTACCAGATCCACGACGCCAACGCCTATCTGCGCCATTTGACGAACTGGCCCAACCCGGCCGTCGCCGAGATCCGGCCCCGGGCCTGGACCCGAACGGTCGCTGTCGTCGCATACACCCGGGCCCGCGCCGAGGAGATCGCGGACGCACTGGGGATCGACAAGCGATGGGCTTTCGGCGCCAAAATGGCGGACGCCTTTGACGGGATGCACGTCGACCGGGTGCTCATCGACGCCCACTCAACCGAGTTGATTGGCCAACCGTTCATGGAAGTCATTCGATGCAACGTCGTGAAATCCAAGGGAAGCATCAGCTACATCACCGTGAGGGACGCCTCATGACCGACTTCCCCGACATCGCCGACTGGGACCGTGAGGCAAGGCAATTCGCCGAAGCCTACGCACGCCGTGTCGTCGCCAACTACCGGCGCGAAGCCGACCGGAAACTCGCCGTCGCCGCCGGCGCACTGATCACACCCGTCATGGCCATCGGCGCCGCGTTCGCCATCGGCAGCGGCGAATGGTGGTTCGCCGCGCTGGCCGTGCTCGGTGTCGTCATCGGCCTCGCCTGCCTGTACCAGGGCATCCCCAACCAGGAGAACCACGACTCGTGAGCGACGCACACCGCTGCATCACCGGCCCGCGCTGCCGCGGCCGGGTCGAAGAGGACGGCAGGCAATACCCCGCGAAAACCCTGCGGCCCGAAACACTCTGCGACGCCTGCCTCACCGAGCACACCGAAGCAATCCACCGGCTACTCCGCGACTACGCCATGCTCTACGCCACCATCGGAGAACGCCAAGCCCGCGCCGGTGAAGCCGTCAAATCCAGCCGCACCCCAGCGATCCCGATCAACGTGCACGCCGACCGGCTCATGGCCGAGATCGTCGAATGGGCCCAACGCGGCGCACTCGTCATCGCCCGCAAGCTCAAGACCGCGCCGCCTACCGGCCAGCGCCGGGCACTACCGCCCGCGCGGGATCCGGAGACCCACAAACCGATCATCGCCGACCCCGACTCGATCGCCGCCCGCACGTGGGAAACCGCCAGCGCCACCGCGCCGATCCTGCTGCAGGGCTACCTGCGAATGATCGAGCCGCACATCGAAACACTCGCCCACACACCAGTCCACCGGACCCTGTTGTGGTCCCGGCCCGAACGCTGCGTCCAGCACCAAACCCTGATCGACGCAGCCGAAGCCGAGATCGCAGCGATCAACGACGACGAGAGCCGCGCCGCACTCGAACGCGCCCGCCTGGCCGCCGCCAACTGTGACCCCTGCAACGGATGGGGGACCAACGGCCAAGCATTCGGCATCGGCTACGTCACCGGCCACGACATCGTCGCCCGACTGGCCGAACTGCACCACACCGCGCGGCAACACCTTGGACACACCCGGCTACGACACCGCTACACGATGCCCTGCCCGAACTGCGAATCGTTCACCGTCGGTCGCGACGACGGCCAAGCCATCATCGACTGCCGAACATGCGAATACGCCTGGACTGAACGCGAATACAAGATCCTCGTCGGAATGCACGCCGAACGTGAAGTGGAGGAAACAGTGCTCAAACCACAACTCGACGAAGCCCACGGGCGACTCGACAGCATCGCCGCATTGGCCGCCAAGCTGGACAACCCCGACGAGGTCAACGCCCCCGGCGCCGGCGGCCTCATCCTCGACGCGATCAACAAGATCCTCGAGGGCCACCCCACCCCAGAGCAGCGCACGATCGGCTACGACGTCGACTCCACCATCGAGCAGCAACGCGCCGAAGACGACTGGACCTGGAAGCGCGACGAGCCATACAAGAAGCCACGCAAAAAGTCGAAAAAGCCAGTGGCAGAAGATATTCCGAGAATAGCGCAATCATCCCGCTCGCTGATCGTTGACGACCACGGCGGACTCCACCCCGACGAATACACCTATCTCACGGTCTGCTCCGAATGCAACATGGTCCACGCAGGAGAATGCCCGTGAATATGCCAATGAATGAGCGCGACAGCGTAATTCACACAGTCGAAGCCCTGCAGGACCAGTGCCGAAGGTTGAGATACGCCGTCAGGTACTACGACGGCGAGGATCAAGACTGGCCAGCCAGCGAACCCATCCCCGCGGAACTGCACGAAGCACTTCGCGCCGCCGAGGACGCCATCGACACCCTCGAGACCAGCATCGAGAGCGCCAAGCGCGACTACCGGATTCGATGCCTCGAATGGCTGCTCGCTAAAGAGCGGAACGGATAGACATGGACCGCCCGTTCGCTGCCCGGGCCCGCGAGCTGTGCTCGGAATCCGACGAACACCACGACCGGGTGTGGTTCTGCACGACGTGCCATCTGCTCGAACAACGCCTCACCCCAATCACGGACGTTCTCGCCGACCTGCTCGAAGACGCCAACCTCATCATCACAGTGAAAGGACCGCTCGGTGACTGACCTGATCGACCGCATCGACGCGCTCGTCGACGAACAGATGGCCGACGGCGAACCCGAAAACGGCTACGACTTCGACGATCCCGACTTCCCGGAGTGCCCGCACTGTGGGCGGGACTGGCACGGGCTGCGCCTTACCCGCCGTATCCAGACCATGCGCCGCTTCGGCCACTTCGACCCTGAATACAGCTACGCCGAAGACGACTCACCAGTCCTATGCGAAGGATCAGACTTCATCGGACCCCGTCGGCCACCTCAGTTGAGGCGCCAGATCTCGTTCAAGGTCAACGTGGAGCTATTCAACGCCGCGGTCTTCACCCGCCTCGCTGAGCGCATAGCCGCCACGCGACCGTATTTCGAGGCATTCCGCGCGTCGGCTGAACGCTTGGCAGCGGACGCACAGATACTCCGCGGCCGGATGCACCCGTGTGAGGTGGTGCCAGTGTTCGCACCGCGCCGGATGAACCGTGGATTCATCGGCGGCATCGTCGTCTTTGACGAGCTCTACGACGAGCGCGACAACCTACCCGAGCCAGGGCCGCTGCCTGACATCACCGTCGAGTTCGGCCCGCAGAACTGGCATTACGAGCTGCAGCGCAAGCGGTCTGACCAGTATTGGGTGCCCGTATCTAGGTGGCAACCCCCACTCATCTGGGAAGTGCGGAACCGCTGGCGCGAGTTCACCGCGCCGGACTTCCCCGTCCCGTCCCGGCCCGGATACGACTTCACCCGCTACGTGCCCGCCGACGAGCCGACCGTGTGGGCCGCGCCGCCATCAGCCGCCCGGCACCACACCCGCCCGCCGGCCACCGCACGCCGGGCGCCCCGCCGCGGCCGGACGCGCCGATGACCGACTCCTACCTCACCCCCGAACGCTGGCCCTGGCCCGGAGACAGCCGCGAAGAACGCGCCCAACGCATCGCCCGCTCATACCGCGAACTGATCTTCGACATCACCCAAGGCCGCTGCACCGACCCCGCCGGCGCAATGCACCGCCTCGACATGAAGTGGCGCAAGTACGGCGTCTTCTGGCACATGCCCACCGCCGCACCACCACTCGACGAGAACGAATGGGTCACCACCCGCGACGCTGCCCACTACGCCGACCGCGCCGAAGCAACCATCCGGACCTGGGCACACCGCGGCCACATCGAAACCCGGACCGGCCGCGACGGGTCCACGCAGTACCTACTCGGATCACTCATGGCCTACGCGGTGCAACAACGCCGCCGACGCGCCAACCAGCAGAAAGGACGCTAACGATGTTTCATGGCATACTTCTGACCTGTACCACTGTGCCCAAAACCGGGGCATGGTGGTTTTTTCATGCCGGGGGTGCTGAACATGCCTAGCAACGTGGTGATCGACGGAGTCGAATACCAACCGGCAAACGCACGACGTGGCCCCGACCCCGGCCGCGTCGGCCCTCCCCGCGTCGGCATCGCGGTCACCACCAAAGACCGTCACGACACGTTCCTCGAATGCCTCGCGAAGGTGATCGAACGGACCCCGCCGGCGTTCCCGGTCGTCGTCGTCGACGACGGCTCCAAGCGGCCCGTGTGCTTGGACGGCTGGAAGGGAATTCCACTCCCGCGCCGCGTGCCGGTAATCCGGCACGACACCAGCAAGGGCATCCCCGCGGCGAAGAACGCCAGCCTGACCGCGCTCATGGATCTCGGTGTCGAGCATCTGTTCCTACTCGACAACGACTGCTACCCGCTCACCGACGACTGGTGGCGCCCATTCGTCGAATCTCCCGAGATCCATTTGAGCGCACAGTTCCTCGACATCGACGGACCGCGAAAGCTGCACGACATCACCGTGCTCTACGACGACGGCCAGCACCAAGCCTGGTCCGGGCAACGCGGATACTGCCTGTACTACCACCGCAGCGCGATCGACGCCGTCGGCGGATTCGACCCGATCTACGGCGTCGGACTCTACGAGCACTCCGACCTCGCCAACCGCCTCTACGCCCGCGGCCTCACCACGTGGCGGTACGCCTCACCGAAAGACTCGGACAAGCTCATCGAATCGCTCGACCAGCGCACCGCGGTCGACCGCACGCCACTGCCGGACCGGCAAGCACAGGTCCGCAAGAACGCTTCGCTCCACAACACACGCAGGGCAGAAGGATTCGACGGCTATGTCGAATACCGCGCCTTGCGTGACATCGTGCTCACCTGCCTCTACACCAGCAACGTCGACCCGCAGCGCGGCACACAGATGGCGCCGGACCCCGCGCTGCTCGACACGCTCACCCAGTCGGCCCGCCCACACCCCGTCGTCGTCCTACACGACCAGCTCGACGCCCAAGACCACGACAACGTCACCTACATCCAGGCGCCGAACACCGTCAACGTCTACTTCCAGCGATGGATCAACGCCTACCGATACCTCGCCGACAACCCCGACATCGGCAAAGTGCTGGTATGCGACGGCACCGACGTCGAGATCCTGAAACCCACGGAACTGTTCGACGTACCCGCCGGAAAGCTCATGGTCGGCGCCGAACATCAGATCGTGGGCTGCCCGTGGATGCGCAACAACCACCCCGACAACAAGCTCCGGGAATTCCTCGACGAGTACCACCATGAACAGCTCGTCAACGCCGGCGTTCTGCTCGGCCACCGTGACGACGTCATGGCGTTCATCCTCGACGTCATCCACACCTGGCACGACATCGAAATGGCCGCATTCCACAAGGCCAGCAAGGGCAACGGCGTCGGCGACATGGCCGTGTTCAACTACGTGGCCTACACCCGGCACCGCGACAAACTCATCTACGGGCCCGGCGTGACGACCATGTTCAAAGCCGATGAACGCAACACCTTCTCGCGGATTCGGCACAAATGAGCACCGCGATCGGCATCGTTGCCCACCTCGACCGCGTCGCGATGGCTGAACGGCTCGCCGACCGGATACACCCCGCCACGATCGCCTACGACGACGGCACGTTCGGCGCCACGGCCAACCATCACCGCGTCTGGACCGACCTCGCGTTCTTGGCCAGCCGCCGCACAAAGTGGTGCCTGGTCGTCGAAGACGACGCCCAACCCATCCCGGGCGCCGGCTGGTCCGGGTTCCACGCGCAGCTCGCCGCTTCCCTGGCCGCCGCCCCCGCACCGATCGTGTCCCTGTACCTCGGCACCGGTCGCCCGCTCGGCGCATGGCAAGGCCGGATCCGTCTCGCCACCGACACCGCCAGCCGCACCGGAGCTCACTGGCTGCTCTCCAATCACGTGCTCCACGCCGTCGCGATCGCGATACGCGCCGACCTCGTGCCCGACATGCTCGCCTACACAGAGGGCACCACGCTGGTCGCCGACGACGCGCTCACCGCGTGGGCCACTGAACGCGGCCACCCGGTCGCCTACACCTGGCCGTCACTGGTCGACCACGACGACGACACCTTGAGCCTCGCCGAGCACCGCGACAACAAGCCCCGGACCCAACGCCGCCGAGCGTGGGCCACCGGCGGACACCGCACCTGGAACGCCCGGACCGTCGACATGCTCGGGCACCCGTTCCGCATCCGAGCATGAGGAGATTCCAGATGGACATTGGTGCAGCACTGAACGAACTCCGCGCCGGCAACCGCGTCGCGCGCGCGGGCTGGAACGGACCGGGCCAGTTCCTGGAACTGCAAACCCCTGACCAGTATTCGAAGATGACGCTTCCGTACATCTTCATCACTACCGTGCAAGGCGATCGGGTGCCCTGGTTGGCCAGTCAGACTGACATGCTCGCCGAAGACTGGCAGGTGGTCTGATGTCGTCGAACGCTACCGCGGCCAGCACCGCGGACCTCGTGCACCGCTTCGCCTACCACCGGCCTGATACCGAGAAGGTGAAGGCGCATGAGGATGTTCGTGCCCGCTGCGGCGACCTCGCCCATCACCTCGACCACGTGCTATCCGGCGGCCGTGAGAAGGCGCTGGCCATCACCAAGCTCGAAGAGGTGATGTTCTGGGCCAACGCCGCGATCGCGCGGAGCAAGGGCGATGGCTGACACCAACCCCGGTGACGGTGGAGCACGCAAGCTCAAGGACTACTGGGCCCACGGGCCAGGCGCGATCAAGATCCGATGGGGCCAACCCGGAGACTTCGACCGCTGCCGCACCGAGATCCAGAAGACCATCACCAAGAACGGCAGACCACCACTGCCTGACCACGTCATCGACGGCCTCTGCTCCAACCTCCACGTCGAAGCCACCGGCGCACGCCCAGGCCACGCAGCCAGCGAGAAGGGCGCACACTGATGTGCACCGCCGAAGACCGAGACGAAGTGTTCGGCAACCCGCACTTCTGCACCCACGACCACGGACACACAGGGCAGCACGAATGCCTATGTGGCCACCACTGGCCATGACCTGGGCTCAGAACACCAACGGCCGATCAGTCCCACACGGGCTGCAACAACGCTGCTTCAAGCGCGACAAGTGGACATGCCAAGGCTGCGGATACGTCGGCCGCCAACGCCCAGGCGATCTGCACGCCGACCACGTCCACAACCGAGCCGAAGGCGGCCAGAACGATCTCGACAACCTGCAGACCCTCTGCGACGACTGCCACAAACCCAAGTCAGCAGCCGAACGAGCACGCGGACGAGCTCGCCGCAGCGGCAAGCGGAAGCCACCACTGCACCCAGCCGACGCACTCAGCCATCCAGCAAACAAATGAGCAAAGCTAGGCGAATCCAGGCCCACTGAAGCCTCCGCGCACACGTCCAGCAACGCCGCACGCTCCCTTTGCAACGCGCTGACCAGCAACGATGCGACACACACCCCTGGGGGGTGACTCCAAATCCCTCACGACCGGGCCCCGAATGGCATAGCGTCCGCCTGTCTGTACGAAACTCAAACCTTTTCCAGCCTGGCGTTTCATACGTTTCAGCAAACACTCGGATTGGAGGTCGGTTGCCATGGCTGTTACCGGCCGCAAGCCGAAGCCCGAGGGCCAGGCGGTCAACCGCAACAAGCCGGTACACGACTGGACCGAGGTCGAAAACGTCCCGTTCACGGACGGCCCGAAGCTGCCGCGGACGCGGGTCAATGGCCAGCCGTGGATGAAGCGGACGAAGGACAAGTGGGCGGCCTGGGCCTCGATGCCGCACTGCTCGCTGTGGGGCCCGGCCGAGTGGGACTTCGCTCTGGACTCGATCGAACTGGCCGCTTTGGTGCACGCCGGCGAGCCGAAATACGCCACCGAGCTACGCAATCGGGAGCGCGTGCTGGGTACCACCGCGGACTATCTGCGGGATCTGCGGATCCGGTACGTCGACCCGAAGCCCGAGGGGGACGGCAGCGGCGCCGAGGTGACCAACATTGCCGACTACCGCGACCTCTGAGCTTCTGCTCCCGGGGTACCGGGTCGATGAAGAGTCCGGAGCGTGGTGGACGTTGCCGTGGCCGGATGATCCGGATGAGCGGATGGACTTGGCCAACAACAGCTTGGCGCCGGCCATCTTCGACTGGGCTGAGGGGCGCACCGACGAGCCGGGGCTGATCCACTACCAGTTCGGCGGGCCGTGGCAGTGGACGCGGTATCAGAAGCGGTTCCTGATCCTCTGGTACCACGTCAACTCCGAGGGCCGGTTCTCGTATCGGTCGGGCATCATCCGCGGCGCAAAAGGCACCGGCAAAGATCCCATGGCCGGGTCGATGTGCAACACGGAGCTGCTGGGCCCGGTCGAGTTTTTCGACTGGGACGACAAGACGGGCCGACCGCTCGGCCGTCGCCGCGGGTTCCCGCTTGTCCAGGTCATGTCGAACTCGCAGGAGCAGTCGAAAGACGTTCTGCGGGTCGCGAATGCGATGTGGGGCGAGGCGGCCCGCGAGTACTACGGGCTGGACTGCGGAGATACCCGCACGGTGCTCAAGAACGGGCGCGGCCGGTTCGAGGTGCCACCGTCGGCTGAGGAATCCGGCGAGGGTGACCCGGCGACGTTCATCGCGCTGAACGAGACGCACCACATGTCGAAGTCGAACGGTGGCGAGAAGGTCGCGAGCGTGGCCCGACGCAACGTCGGTAAGTCGCCGGCGCAGATCCAGGCGCGGATGTGTGAGTACACCAACGCTCACCGGCAGGGCCACGACACTGTCGGCGAGAAGGCGTATCTGGCGTGGCAGAAGCAGCAGGCACCGGGTTACCGCGGCAAACGAGACATCCTGTACCACTCCATCGAGGCGGCGCCGCCGTTCGACATCGTGACCGAAGAGGGGCGCAAACGCGGTCTGGCACAGGCGTATCTCGACGCGCCGTGGAACGACATCGAACGCAAATCGGACGAGATGGCCGACGACCGGACGTCGGTGGCCGACTCGATTCGCTTCTACCTCAACGGCCTGGGCACGGAAGAGGACGCCTGGGTGCAGCCGGACCGCTTCGACGCGCTCGCCGAGCAACGAGTGGTAGCTGACAAGGACCAGATCGCACTGTTCCTGGACTGCTCGAAGTCGGGTGACGCTACCGGCCTGATGGCGACACGGCTGTCGGACATGTACTCATTCCTGCCGTTCGGCGACGCGGTATGGGCGCGACCGCACGGCTTGCCGAAAGAGAAGCCGTGGTTGGCGCCGCGGGCCGAGGTCGACGCGAAATGCAGGGCAGCTCTCGCGAAGTGGGACGTGGTGTGGTTCGGGATCGACCCGTCGCCCGCCGAGGACGATGAGACAGAATCCCTGTACTGGCGGCCGATGATCGATGCTCTGCACCGCGACTTCCGGGACAAGCTGCCGGTGTGGGCGACGCCAGGCGAGTCGATGGGTAACGCAGTCCTGTTCGATATGCGGTTGTCGCAGCGCGGCGGTGCTGCGCGCAACCAGGCGTTCACCGAGGCCGCCGAGATGGTGCAGAAGTGGATCGACGACGAGGACGAAGATCCAGAAGAGTTCCTGTTCCGGCACGACGGCCATCCGATCTTGCGCACGCACGTCCACAACGCACGTAGCCGCCCGAATGAATGGGGAACGTCGCTGTCGAAGGTGACGCGGGCGTCGAGCAAGCACATCGATCTCGCAGTGTGCATGGTCGGTTCGATCATGGGTGCCCGGATCGCTTTGAACAGCGGCAAGTTGAAGAAACGACGGTCCGGAAAAGCCAACTTCTTCTGAAACTGATTGCTAGGGAGGTGGTTTCGGATGCTCGATGCGCAGGAGATCACCAGTCTGGTCGGCAAGATGTGGACGATTCACCAGACGGAACTCGCCAAGTTCGATCGAATCCACGACTACCTGACAGGAAAGCTGGGGCGGCCAAGTCTGCCAGAGGATGCCGATGAAGAGGTCCGCGAGATCTGGCGGATCTGCATCTACAACGTGCTGACCCTCGTGCAGGATGCGTTCACCCAGAACCTCTCGGTGGTCGGTTTCCGGTCGGGCGGATCGTCGGGCAATGCAGGAGTCTGGGACCTGTGGCAGCGCAACCAGATGGATGCCAGACAGGCGGAAATCTATTCCGATGCAGTGGAATTCGGTGTCTCCTACGTAGTGGTAGAACCGGGGAAAAAGTACCCCGTCTTCCGGCCGCGGTCACCGCGGCAACTCATCGCCGTGTACCGGGATCCCAGCGTTGATCGGTGGCCGCAGTACGCACTCGAGACGTGGGTAGATTCCAGCGAAGCTGAGCCACGCCGCAAGGGACTGTTCATCGACGACGAGTACACCTACCCGCTCGATCTTGGCCCGGTGGCGACGCCTATTCGTAACGAGGGCGAGAAGATCACCAAGGTCACGATCTCGTTGTCGGAAAACAGCTTTGGTGTTCCGAAGAAGCACGGCGCCAGAGTCGACGGAGAGAAGGTGTGCCCCGTCGTCCGCTACGTCAATCGACGTGACTCCGAGGATCTGGTCGAGGGGGAGATCGAACGACTCATCGACGACCAGCGCACGATCAACGAGGTCAACTTCGACCGTCTGATCGTCGCCCGATTCGGCGCATTCCCGCAGAATGTGATCGCCGGATGGACGGGCAGCCGCGCTGAACTGCTGTCGGCGTCGATGCGGAAAACATGGACGTTCGACGATCCGGATGTGAAGGCATCCCGACTGCCGGCGGCGACGTTGGAGCCTTACGACGGCTTGATCGAAAAGCTCGAGGAGCACGTCGCCAACCGTGCCCAGATTTCGCCGACGTACATCAACGCGAAGTTCATCAACGTCTCGACCGACGCGGTGGCGGCCGGTGAAGCCAACCAGCAGCGCAAGCTCGACGCGATGCGGGAATCACACGGCGAATCGCACGAACAACTGCTCGCGCTGGGCAGTGCGATGAGCACCAACGGCCAGGCGGAACTCGACCCGGCCGCCGAGGTGGTCTGGAAGGTCACCGAGGCCCGCGCTTTCGCGGCGGTCGTCGACGGCATCTACAAGCTGGCCGACGCTGTCTCCAAGGGCCTGCCGATCGAGCCTTTCCTGCCGCTGGTCCCCGGGCTGACGCAGCAGATGATCACGGAGATCAAGCGGTCGGCGCAGCCGGCGACGGTCACCAGTCTGATTGCGGCTCTGCGCCCGGCGGCCGCGACCGCTGGCCAGGACCAGCAAGTCTCGGCGCTGGCCAACCGGACGACGCCGGCTGAAACACCTGCGCTCGCGGGCTGACCATGACCGTTCTCGTCGAGCACGCTGACGCGCTCCGCGAGATCGTCTCCGACCTGTCCACGCTGAGCACTCAGCAGGTGGTCGCGATGTTTCGCCAGTACGGCGATGACCGGACCCAAGACGAGATGGCCACGCTGACCAGGGCGGCCTTGCCCGAACTGATCACACCCCACGTGGAGGCATCTGGCCTCGTCACAGCCCAGTGGTACGACGAACTGAACCCCGCTTCGGACTACAAGGCAACGCCAGTTCCTTCGGTGGATCTGTTGGACCCGGGCCGCATCGAGCGGACCACTGGCTGGGCGTTCTACGCGCCAGGCGACGGCGATCCGGTCACCCGGCTATCGGGCGCGGTGCAGCGGATGGTGTTCGAAGCGTCCCGCGACACCGTCACCACCAACGTGGAAGAAGAGGGCGTCGTCGGCTGGGCCCGACATGCGCAACCCGATGCGTGCTCGTTCTGCCGCATGTTGGCGACCAGAACCTCGGAGGACGCCGGCCTGTATCGCTCGGCTGAGTCGGCCACGAGGGTGGTGGGCCGCAGCATCGACTTGACGGCCGCCGATCGGCGGATGCGGGCCGCTGGCCTGGCCGGCACCGCTGAACTGCTCGACCGACGTGCCACCTACAGCCGCGGCGCCCGCGCCGGCCAGACGAAGGTGAGAGCCCAACGCGGGAGCCGACCTCTCGGCGAGAAGTACCACGATTTCTGCCGCTGTGTGGCGGTCCCGGTCCGAGCTGGTGGTTATGAGCCGCCCGAGTACGTCCAGGCGTGGGAACAGCAGTACGTCGAAGCCGTGAAGGCAGCGCAGGCCGATGGCAAGACTCGCGGCGAATACGGCGCGATCGATCCCAAGGCCGTTCTGTCCAAGATGCGGAAGGCCGACGGCGGCGACGCCAAGGGGCGCCACGACGCTGACGAATCTTCGCAGGTCACCGGTGGTGTGCCGCGGTCGATCATGTCAAGTGGGCGTGGAGAAGCCCAAAAGGATATGGCTACCAAATCTGATTCCGCCTCGACCTCCTCGACGAATGCGCCCGGGAACGCCGGGCGGTCGGAAACAATCACGACCATCACCGCTGAACAGCCCGAACCTGCCCGCGGCGGGGGACGCGGGTCGGAGCCGCCTGGCCGACCTCCGGTCCCGCCGCAACCGCCGCAGCCCCCGAGCGAGCCCGGGCCCGACGACGACCGGGAACGGTATCGGTCGACGCCGCCAGCCGAGCGGGTGGCAGACACTCGGTACGCCGACCCTGTGGGCGATGTTGTGGACGCGATTGCGGCCAACCCGGCTGATCGCAGTGCAGAAGTGCAGCTCGCGGCAGATCTGTCGGGCCGGTACGGGCCGCATACCGTGGTGTGGTCAAGTGCGGGCGACAGTCGCGATCGCGAAGTCGTCCTGGACGGCACGATCACCACGGCATCGGGCAAATTCGCTGGTCAGACAGTCCGGTCGTTCAAGCGGGAAGACGGCTACCTGATCGTCGACAACGATCTGCTCGATCTCGAGCCGTCCGCGCAACGCCAAGGGTTCTCAGCAGCTTTCTATGACGCGCTCGACGCCTATTACGAGAGGTCAGGCGTCGATTTGACCCGCGTGCACGCCTCTCTCGGAGTGGGCGGATATGCGTGGGCGCGCCGCGGCTTCGACTGGAACCCGAAGCGACTCGGGGAGTCGTTCTCCAACATCCGCACACGGATCAGGATGATGCTCGGTAACCCGACCGTTTCTGCTGGTGACAAGCGAATCCTGCAGGACATCGCCGACCTGTTCGACGAAAACGACCCGGGTGGCGGTTGGCCGATCCCCAGTGACCTGGCACGACTGTCCGGCGATGACGCCCAGCTTGGACGTACACTGATGCTTGGAAGTAGCTGGTACGGAATCTTCGTACTGAGCGAAAAGGGTGAGGACTATGGCACTTGACCGGCGAATGGCCAGTTTGAGAGCCCGTCATGCCCGCGAAAACCGAGACCGCTACCGCGAGTTCTTGAAAGCGCATCCCAACGTCGAAGACAACGAAGACCATCAGGCCTGGCGAGACTTCACCGCTGACCTCGCAGAGTCCCAGCGCAAGGAACGCGACGAACTCGCAGCCAAAATCCGTTCCGAGCACGTTCACTACGTGTAACCCGAGCGGGTACTGACCCGCCCCTGAAATAACCCCGTCGGCCATCGGCCTGCGGGGTTTTTTCATGCCCACATTCCACCGTCCGAGCGCCCATTTGGGCGAGTTGCTGTGACCGACGACAGCAGCGCCGCGGCCGGGTTCCGTCGGGTCCACTCCATCGGAGGAAAGAAATGACCGCACCAGCGGGAGAACAGCAGCAGAACGCGGGCGCCGGCGGCAACGGCGGCGGCCAGGGAAGCGGCAACGAGCGCACGTTCACACAGGCCGAACTCAACAGCAAGTTGGCCCAAGAACGGCGGGAGACCGAGGCCCGGTTCGAGGGGTACGACGACTTCAAGTCCAAGGCCGAGCAATTCGACCAGTTGACCGAGTCGACCAAGTCCGAGCTGCAAAAGGCGAACGAAGTCGCTGCAGAGATGAAGTCGAAATACGAAGCGTCGCAGGCCGATAACAGCAAGTTGTCGACCAAGCTGCTGCGCCAACAGATCGCCGCCGAAAAGGAACTGCCGGCGGCGATGTGGAAGCGGGTCCAGGGCTCCACCAAGGAAGAGATCGAGGCCGACGTCGAAGACCTCCTCAAGTCCGCCGGCAGTGCTGGCGGGAGCGGGTCATCGGGATCGTTCCGATCCGGTGCGTCCGTGCCCGACGGAAAGACCGACAAGGAACGCGCCGCGGCCGCGCTGCGCGGTGTCCGGGATCGGTAACTAGAGCTCCCGCACGTCACACGTCGCGGGAATTGCCATGACAAGAAAGGGAATTCACCATGGCTGATATCAGTCGCGCTGACGTGTCGACGCTCATCCAGGACGCCTACGCCAAGGATTTTCTGGGCTGGGCGGCCAAGAAGTCCGCGGCACTCGCAGCGTTTCCGACGCGGAACATGGGCACCAAGACCGTCAAGGAACCGGTGCTGGCGACCAAGCCCCACGCGAAGTGGGTCACTGAGTCGGCGACCGCTCCGGAAGGTGTGAAGCCGACCGGAAAGGTGACCTGGGGCAACAAGAACCTGGTCGCCGAGGAGTTGGCGGTCATCGTGCCCGTCCACGAGAACGTCGTGGACGACGCCACCGAAGACGTTCTCGCCGAGATCGTCAAGACCGGTGGTGAGGCCATGGGCTTCGCCCTGGACGCCGCCGTGTTCTTCGGCATCAACAAGCCGTCCACCTGGACCTCGAACGACCTGTTCGCGTCGGCCACCGCCGGCAACAACATCTTCGAGATCGGCTCGGCGGTCGACGGCGAGGACATCTCGGGCCAGATCCTCAACAGCGCCGAGGCGCTGTGCGAGCGGTACGACCCGGCGACGCTGCTGTCCCGGCGCGGCCTGCAGTACAAGCTGGCCAACCAGCGTGACGCCGACGGCGCGCCGATCTTCCAGGCGCCGCTGGCCCTCGCACCCGGTTCGGCCGGCACGGTGCACGGGCTCAGCAACTACTGGGTGACCGGCACCGTCGACGACGGCAATGACGGCGACCAGCTCGTGTGGGATCCCGACAAGGCGACCGCCATGATCGTCGATCCCTCGCGTGTCCTGATCGGCATCCGGCAGGACATCACCGTGAAGTTCCTCGACCAGGCCACCGTGGGTGGGATCAACCTGGCCGAGCGCGACATGGTGGCGCTGCGGTTCAAGGCGCGCTACGCCTACGCCCTGGGCGACAACATCGCCTTCGGCTCCACCGTCCAGACCAGCTCCCCGGTGGCCGCGGTCGTCCCGGCCGGCGGCAGCTAGTCCGGATCTCAACCAATCTCCGGGCCGGGCCCCACTTCCCGAGGGGCCCGGCCCGGGCTGGAAGGGCGGTGCGCAGTGATTCCAGTGACCAGGCAGGACGTCGAGACATCACCCGCTCTGGAACGGGAACTTACCGACGACGAGGCTGAGAAGTTCCCGGGCCGTGCGCAGCGCGCATCCGAACTAGTCGAGGGCTACATCGGTTTCGAGTACGACCCAGACGACACCGCGCGCCCGATCCCTGCGGTTGTGACGTCGGTGGTGGCCGACGTGGTCGCGCGTCTCTATGCGGCGGCCGACAGCAACGTGCCGCAGTTCGTGGATTCCAAGACACAGAACATGGGCCAGCTCGGCGCGACGGTTCGGTACAACGCCGACGCCACCTCGGCCAGGGCCCCCTGGCTGGCCAAGAGCGACAAGACCCGACTGCGCGGTGTGTTCAGCGGGATGCGCACCACAAGTTCACGGAGCGACCGGTGGCACTCCTGAATCCGCGCGGCGTGACCATCACGCCGGAACGCAAAACCACAGACTTCGGCGAAAGAGACTGGTCCGACATCGAGCCGATCGAAAACGCTGTGTTCGACCTCGACGAACCCACGCCGGTCGGCGAATCGGGCTACATGCAGACCGGCACCCTGTTTGTTCCCCGCGGCTCAGACCTCAAGGACGGGGACCGAGTTACCTACCAGGACCAGAAGTTCGGTGTCATCGGCAATGCCCAGAGGGACATGAACCACCCGTTCACCGGCGACGACTTCGGTGTCGTCTACTACGCGATCAGGACGGGCGGGTAGCTGTGGAGCACCGTGTACCGCTGCCGAATCCGTGGCGGCGGGACTGGCTGCGCGGGCCCGAATGTCGAGCGTTGGTCACCGAGCGAATTCACACCGCTCAGATGATGTATCAGGCCGCTGTCGCTAAGCGCAGCTCCGCGCTGGCCAGGTCGGCCCACACCACCGTCGCGCTCACCGGCAGCAACGTGAAGTACTGGGCTGGAACATTGAGTGTCGGTGAGACCGGCATGGCGGCCACATACGTTCTCGCGCACGAATTCGGTGCCGATGAACGGTACGACGAGAACCGCGGCGACCCCTCCTTCGATGAGACCGAAGGCGCGCGCGACCTCAACGACATCCTCGAAACGATTGCGTGGGTACCGATGTGACACTGACCTACTCGTCCCAGTGGAAGGGCTTCCGGTGGGACGTTGAACGGGTCATAAACGACCTGTTCACATTCTCGGAAAATGTTGCCGCACAATGGGTTAACGACCTCGATGTCGTGCCGTGGTTCCCGGAGAACGCGGAGCGTGAGGCTTGGCTGCAACAGGGTAACGGCTACCTGTGGGTGCACCGGGTCGGCGGCGAACTAAACATCGAAACCAGCCCTGGCGTGGACGAGGCTGTCGTGCAGATGGCCGCGCTTACCAAGTCGCGCGATGACTCCAATGAGCTGCTCGAGTTCGTCGCGTCAGTGCTGTGCGCGTTCGGCAAAGGCGGTGGCTATGTCCACCGTTCGAAAGCGCACCGCTCAGGTACCTCAACAACCTTCATGAGGGTTCCGGGTGAAGTTGTTGGGCCGCAGTTTATTCCGGACCGTTTCAGGGACGCACGGTTGATTCCGGCGCAGTGGGAAATCCATGTCGATTTGCCGCGCGGACTCCCTGACTATCGGGACCAACTCGGTCTCGAGTGGTAACAGAGAGAAAGGGAACACATCATGGTGGTAACCAATCCTGATGTGACGCGCCGGGATCTGCTGATCTCACCCCGGAAGCTCCGCGTCATCCAGTGGGATTATTCGGTTCCGCTGATCGAGAGCGTGCACGACTCGGCCACCGGGGCGCTCAAGCTTCCGGACGACGGTGTGACCGTGGGCCTGCATGAGAAGCAGTCCGGCGGCCGGCTGGCCAACGCGGTCACGATCAACGACATCCGGTCACACGGTGTCGGTGGCCCGGTCCGTCAGCTCCCCACCCAGCGTGACGTGACCTGTGGTCTGGTGCCGCAGGAAACCAACCGCGCCAACCTGGAAAACTGGTGGGGTATCGACCTGTCGAACGTCACCCCCGACGCATCCGGCGGCGTGACGTTCGGCGTCGAGGAACTGCCCGAAGTGTTCCTCAAGCGGACCGTGCTGTTGGGCAAGGATTCGTGGCAGGGTCTGCCGATCTACATCGCGTGGATCGGCAACCGCACCAACGTGTCCGAGCGCAGCGAGGCACAGCTGACCGACGCCGAACTCGCCACCTACCCCTACACGATCAACTTCCAGGGGGAGGACGAGCTGCTGGGCCAGCCGGTCATTGTCGACATCTTCGGGCCGGGCTGGGCGGCGATCCAGGACTCCGGCGTCGACACCGGGTTCGGGGGCGGTTCCTAACCAATGGCCGCAACCCCGAAGAAGCGGACCGCCAAGGGTTCCCCCGTCGCCGCAGCGACGGGGGAACCCATCGGCAAGTGGGCACAGGTTCTCGCTGAGACCCACGAGGCCGGCAAGGCGATCGAGCCGTTCGAGATCACCGAGAACCTGGTACTGCACCCGCCGACCCCAGCCCGCGCCAAGCGGCTCGGTGCTGCGCAGAACGCCGCTCAGGCTGCCGTGGCGGCGATGTTCAACGCCGCCAAGTTCGGTGCGACCGCCGAAGAGGTGGCACAGATCCAGAAGCTGATCGAGGACTCCGAAGTGGAGTACACGAAGGCACTGGTCGGTGACGCCGAATTCCCAGCGGTCGATGCGTATTTCGCCGAGCGCGCTGAATGGGAGCGCGACGCTTTCATCACAGCACTCAAGAAGCAGTTCTTGCGCCTGCCCGACGAGGACGAGATCGACCTGATCGATCGCGTCGCCAAACTCGAAGCGGCGCTGGCTGAGCACGACGAACAGCATCCGTTGCTGGCACCGGGAAAAGGCATCGGATCCTCGACTACATCGAGCACTACTGGGATGCAATCGAGGGAGACTTCGCCCGAGAGCTCCACGGAGTCGACGCCCGAGACTGGTGCCGAGGCACCCGTCCCTGGTCCCAATTCCTGACCTACGTCAACAAAGTCGCCCGCATCGAGGGCTCGGACATGCAGGTCGCGATGCTGCGCGACGAGCGGCTGCGTCAACAGTTCCAGAAACACCTCGCCGCCCAAGGTGATACTCCGTCGCGTCCGGAGCTGGCGGGATTCACCCGGGAAGTGCACGAGCTCCACAAGGTGCACGTCACTCTCACCCAACTGCTGCGGGCGACTACACGAAACATGGCGATCCCACTACCTGCTGGGCCGGTTTATCCGGCTGAGCGGTGGGCTGTCGAGCAAGGCGAAGCAGAACTGGCCGAACTCGATGCCGATATCGCTACTGCCATGAAACCCCTTGTGCTGTCGCGGAAACGGAGGTAGCTCGATGGTCGTTCGCAACGCCGGTACCGCCTCCATCCGCATCAAGCCGGACGCCGGGGATTTCATCCGGGATCTGCGCCTGAAACTGGCGGCGTTCGACGACCCTGGGTTCTCGATCGCTGTCGGTGTGGATCTGACTGCTGCTCGGCGCGAGATGGAACTGTTTCGCACCGAGCAGCAGGGTCTCGGCCTGAACCTCAACGTCGCGGCGGACACCGCGGCGGCGACGGCACATCTGGCTGCTTGGCGGGCGGCACAAGCAGCCAACCACGTGGACATCACGGTCAACGTCCACACCAACGGTGCCAGTGCGCAGCTCGGTGCGCTACGGCGCCAGATGGATGGGCTGGGCAACAAGCCGCTGCTCGGTGCCCTGGCGTTGGGCGCTTTCCAGCCGGCCGCTGCGGGTTTGGCTCAGGTGGCGGCCGGTCTGCAGCAGGTGGCTCAGGCCGGCCTGGTGGTTCCCGGCGCGATCGCGGGCGCTGTGGCCAGCATCGGCACGCTGGCCCTTGGGCTGTCAGGGGTCAAGTCGGCGTGGGACGCGGTGTCGAAGGCATCCGATTCAGCCGGTGAGGACCAGGCGGCGTCCGCGCGGGCCGCGTCGTCGGCGTCGAATCAGCTCCGCAACGCCGTCGTCGACGAGACGCAGGCGCGCAAGGATCAGGCCCGCGCGTACCGCGACGCGCGCCAGCAGTTGACTGACCTCAACGTCGAGATGCGCGGCGGACTGATCTCGGAATCTCGGGCCATCTTGGAAGCCCAGAAGGCGCGCGAGGATCTGTCCAAAGGCAACTTCTCCGACATCCGTGATGCACAGTTGCGGGTCCTCGAGGCTGACCAGCGGGTGATCGAAGTTCGGGCCCGCAACACTCAGGTGGCCGGGCAACTCAACGACGCTCAGGCCAAGGGCGTAGAGGGTTCCGACCTTGTGGTCGCCGCCAACGAGCGGCTGGTCCGGGCGCAGCAGCAGGTCGCTGACGCGCAGGGTGCCGTCGCTGACACTGCTGGAAAGTCGTCGGCCGCACAGAAGGCCGCGGCGAAAGCGATGGAACAGCTCTCGCCGTCGGCGCAGAAGTTCGTCCAAACGCTGATCGATATGCGACCGGCATTCGACGAGGTTCGCGACGTCGTGCAGGAGCCTCTGTTCGAGGGCAAGGCAGAAGAGTTCCGGAACTTCTTCAACGGTATCGCCCCGAACATCAAGCAGGGCCTGTCCGGTATCGCGACGGCGTGGAATCAGAACATCACCGCGCTGCTCACCTCACTGGGCAGTACCCAGGGCAAGGGCATCATCGACCGGATTCTCGGCAATACCGGTGAGGCGCAGGCCCGGTTCTCGGCGGCGATCGATCCGCTGGTGCGAGGTATGGGAACGCTCGCGGCTGCCGGTACGGACGCGCTGCCGCGGCTGGCTGATGCGATCGGTTCTGTCGCAACGCGGTTCGCCGACTTCATCGAAGAGGCCGACAAAGACGGACGGCTGGACAGGTGGATCAGCGACGGATTGGACGGTATGGCGTCGCTGGGCAACACGGTGATCAATGTCGGCAAGATTTTCACCGGCATCACGCAAGCGGCCGGTGGGGGAGGTTCATTCCTCAAGTGGCTGGAAAACCTGACCAACAAATGGCAGGAGTTCGTGAATTCGGCTGAGGGACAGTCAGAATTCAAGGAATTCTTCCGCGAAGGTTTGGAACAGTTACAGCACTGGGGCGATTTGCTCAAAGAGCTGCCGGGCGCGTTCAAGAGCATGGCCGACGGCGCGGCACCGTACCTGGGTGTTGTGGTGGATCTGTTCAAGACCCTCGCCGGATTCATCGGTGAGCACCCCGATTTGGTGAAGAACGCGATCCTGGCCTACCTGGCATGGAAGACCGTGACGCCGCTTATCGGTGCTGTGCAGTCAGCGATGCTGGGTCTGTCCGGCGTGGTGACCCAGGTAGGCACGGGGTTCTACCCGTTGCGTCAAAACGCCCAGAACGCCATGAATGGTGTGAACGACACGTTCACCCGGGCCGGGCACGCAGGCTCGCCGGTCAGGAAGTTCGCCGGTGCACTGGCTGCACTCGGAACGTCGGTGGCAGGTGCAGGCGCTTTGGGTGCGCTGGCAATGGTGGCCATACCGGCGGTGGGGTTGGCGCTGGACGAGCTCAACAAGGACTACGAGAACGCCAAGAAGCGAACCCAACTGTTCATCGACAAGCAAAACGAACTTGCCGATGCGCTCGACAAGGTGTCGGGCAAGATCACCGAGCAGGGCCTGGACAAGCTCATCCAGGACTCCCGGAGCTTCGATACCGGTCCCGGCTCGGTTCAAGGCTTCACCAAGGGCAACGCGCTGCAAGCCGCTGATCTGTTGAAGATCCCGCCGGACCTCTACATCAGGGCGCAGGCCGGGGACGTGCAAGCACAGCAGCAGGTCCGCGATGTCATCACCAAGAACAACCTGATTCCAGAGTTCAACGCCAACCCCGAGATCGCCAAGCGGGTGCGTAGGATCAGCGAAGCCACCGGCGGCCGCATCGACCAGGACGCGGTGATCGGTGCCCTGCTCAACAACCCAGGTGCGCTGGCCCGCTACGACGCCGCGATCGCAGAGGCCAGCCAAGGAATGGCTGGTGATCAGCGGGCGCAGTTCAATGACGTTCAAGACCTCAATGAGCTGCGGAAGCTGCTGTCGCCGACTGGCCAGGCTTCGGGTCTGGTCGGTCAGCGACTCAACCAGGCACTCGCGCTCTATCCGGGGGCTCTGAGTGACCAGCAGTTGCAGAACCAGGCGAAGTACGGTCAGGTTCGGATCAGCCAGCAGGGCATGGATATCTTTGGCCCACAAGGCGGTTCGAACCCGACGGCGACGGTGAACGCCGGACCCGACGATATCGCCGTCAGTGTCCGAGACCTCACTGAGGATCAAAAACGCAAGCTCGACGGTGCCGGCATTAAATACGGTCAGAATCCGGACAAGTCCTGGACGGTTCGCCTGCCGAAAGACTCACCCTTGGTGGAGCCGGGGCAACAACCCGTGGCGCATTACTCGTTTGGTGGGTCCTTCGCTGAGGGCGGCCCAGTCCCAGGCGGGCGGGGAGATGGCCCGACCGGCGGGCACATGATCGAAGCCGGCGGCCGGCATGGTCGCGAGTGGGTGTTGCCCGAGTCTGTGCGCGACGCCATTGGTGACGACAAACTTTGGGCGCTGACCAAGGGACGCAAGTTCGAGGGCGGCGGCAACATCGATGAGTTCGGCAATCCGATCCAACCCGGAATGCTGCCCGGTCCGTCCACTGCTCCGGTAGCTCCGATCGCGCCGAATCCGATGGCTGGCAGCGGTGGTCTCACATCGATCATCAGCGGTGTCACACAAGGGATTCAGGGTCCGATAGGAAACGTACTCAGCCTTGGCAATGGCCTACTGGACAAGGGCCAGCAGAACGGCGGGGGATTACTGCCGACACTGGGCCCGATGGATCCCGCATCGGTGTCGGCGCGAGCCACACAGGTGCCCGGCCTGATCGGTCTGTGGGGTTCTCTGAACTCTGCGAACCCCGATGCAGCAGTGCAGAACTGGACCAACAACACGTTGAAGTGGACGGCGAACTGGGGATCGAAGCTGCTCGGCGGTCTGGCGTCGGCACTCTGGGATGGTGGCGGAAACGGTGGCGGCCTGCTCGGATTCTTCGGGCTGCAGAACAGCATCTTGTCGTCGTCGAACCCGTACAACCAGGCGGCCTCGTCGACGGCGCAGTTCGCGCTCGGCCAGGACGGGCCTGTCGGAAAACTGCTCGGCATCAACGGATCCGGAAGCAGCGCAACTGGCGGTGTCACCGATCCGGCTGCGCTGGCGCAGCAGTACGGGGTACTGCTTGATGACGCCACCCTCGCCCAATTGACCAACGGGCCTGGAACGAGCGGCGACTTGTCCAACGTGAAGGTCGGCGCTCCCGGCGCGGGCGATGGCGGGCTGCAGGTCAACACACTGCGCGGCAAGCAGATCATCCAGAAGAACTTCCCATGGGCCACCAACATCGGCGGTGTCCGCAAAGACAGGCTGCACTGGCACCCCGATGGCTTGGCGCTTGACGTGATGATCCCCGGCGCCGGCGGGCTCAATGACCCCACACCGGCCGCGGGGAAGGCACAGGGCGACCAGCTCTATGCCTGGCTCAATGCCCACAAGAAGGAACTGGGCATCGACTACATCATGTGGCAGGAGAAAGACCACTTCAACCACCTGCACGTGAACTTCGCGCCGAGCGGGCCACCGCCCGGTATGGCTGCTGGCGGCCCTACGCCGTCACGCAAGGGCCCAGGCCCGACCGGCGGATTCCTCGCTGAGGTGCACCCCGACGAGTTCATGATCTCGGCGCGGGGCCGTGCGAGTGTCCCCGATGCGTTCCTACACAAGCTGAACCAGGGATTGATCGACCCGAAGGACTTGCCGGGCTTCGCCGACGGCGGCGATCCGTCGACGGCTCTGGTGATTCCGCCACCTCGGCCAAACTTTGATCCGGGCCAGGGGATCAAGCCGCAGATCGTGCGCCCCCCAAGCGTACCCGTTCAGCCGCGGCC